GTACCAGAACAAGTGACTGGTGCTACATCCTCTGCAACTGCTCAACTAGTTGAGTGGGATGCTCAGGAAGGATTTATTAAACTAAAATCTCCTACTGGTTCATTCCTTATAGGTGAAGCAATTGTAGGTGACACATCAGGAGCGACTATTATATTAGATAATAGAAATGAACAGGCAACCGCTGACCCTAAATATTCAGAGAGTGTAACTTTTGAATCTCTAGGTGATGATATTATGGACTTCAGTGAATCAAACCCATTTGGATTAGCAGGAAACTTATAACATGTTAGGTGCATACACATACAATAAAATTATTAGAAAGTGCGTTATTGGATTCGGTACTCTCTTCAATAATATAGAATGTCGTAAAGAAAACGCAGACGGTTCAGTATACAGTAGGATGAAAGTACCACTAGCGTACGGTCCTAGACAAAAATTCTTAGCAAGACTAGAACAACAGGCAGATCTTAACCAGAAGGTTGCGATCACAGTTCCCCGTTTGTCATTTGAGATGACAGGGATATCATATGATAGTGCTAGAAAACTTGCTCCAACTACACTTAGTTTAAAATCTACTGACAAAGATACAGTAAGAAAACAATTTACTCCTGTACCATATAATATAGATTTTGAACTCAATGTAATATCAAAAACAAATGATGAAGCTTTAGAAATAACAGAACAGATACTACCACTATTTCAACCATCATATCAAATGACTATTAAATTAGTCAGTGATATGAATGACTTTAGGGATATACCTATTGTTTTAAATAGTGTTAACTATAGTGATGATTACGAAGGTTCTTTTGATGACAAGAAGATTACATTGATTACAATGAATTTTACTTGTAAGACATATATCTTCGGACCTGTAGGAACTCAAGGACCTATCAAGAAAGCAAAAGTGGATACTTATACATCTACAGATCTTTCTGCTACAAGGCAAGTATCATATCAGGTTACACCTAAAGCACTTACAGACAAGGATCAAGATGGTACTACTGAATTAGTCAGTGCTATCAATACAAGAAACCTTGTCATACAAGTTCTTGACTACAGTAATATTCCTACTCAGTCATACATTGAGATAGGAAACGAAGTCATGTATGTGAAGAGTAAAACTTCACCTGATAAGTTGAATGTACGTCGTGCACAAAATGGAACAAAGGCAGGATCTGCAAATGCAGCAACACCTGTTGATGTTATATCTGCTGCGGATGATGCATTACTAACTGCTGGTGATGACTTCGGATTTAGCGAAACTACTTCTTATTATGAGTAATCCAAATCCTATTAACAAAGATACATCAGGTCTTGATGAAGTATTTGATACTGTAGAAGAAACTGCAGCAAAAGTAGTTCCTGAAACCAATAAACTTCACCTGAAAAAAACTGGTAATGATGTTGATAAAGACTATGAGTATACTAGAGGTAACTTATATTCTTTAATTGACAAAGGACAAGAGGCAGTCAATGGTGCTCTTGATCTTGCTATGTCATCTGACCACCCACGTGCTTATGAAGTTGCAGGACAACTAATTAAGAATGTTGGTGATGTTGCTGACAAACTTATGGCACTACAAAAAGATAAGAAAGCTATCAAAGAAGAGAGTGCTAAAAAGGTAGTAACTAACAATGCTTTGTTTGTTGGTAGTACTGCTGATCTTCAGAAAATGCTTAAACAGGCAAGTAAGAAGAAAGATAAATAACAAAGTAAAGGAAGTATTCTATCATGGTAATCAAATTATTAGCAGCTGAAGCGGATCTATCCTCTGCATCTAATGTCGGTAATGCAACTCTTGTTCGTTTATATAATGGACATAGTGCTGCATTAGTAGTTTCAAGAAAAGACTCTGGTGGTACAACTATTGGTAGTATGACAGTTCTAAATGGTGCAGTAGAAGTATTTGAAAAAGTTGCAACAGATACGCTGTCTGTAGCATCTAACGGTAGTTCAGTTAAAGTAGCAAAAATAGCATTCTCAAAATAATGGCAACACGCATACCCACAATGTACGGAAGATATTATGTTATCTCTCTAGTATGGAGAGGGATGCAGTTTACCGTTCCAGTATATAGAGCGAGTCTTTCTAAAATGCAAAGACCACAAGCACAGAAGATATGTGATAAAATGTATCCTGGTTGTAGAGTGTTATCATATCACGAATCAGATGCTACAGATGATGCTGTTATCATGGTAAAAGAGGGTAAGGAAAAATGTGGTAAAGGAGAATACTTTTGCAATGATGAGCAAAAATGTAAACCAATACCAGAAGGACATCATGTAATGCCAGATGGTATGTTAATGAAAGGTAAGAAGCATAGTGTTAAAGAAGCGTTAGATAGTAAAGATAAACCTAAAGTTAAAAAAGTAGTGAGCATGCTCAAGAAAGCAAGCAAAGCACACGCATCACAATCTAAAGCATTGCAACAAGCAATGGAAGAAGAAGCACCAAAAGGTGCAAAGTATGATAGAATGATAAAGCATATAAAGAAATCATATTCTAAGGATGGTAACTTGACAAAGGGTGAAGAAGGTATAGCATACGCTACCGCATGGAAACATAAGAATAAAAATAAAAAAGAAGAATACGATAAGTCAAAGAACTGTGGTTGTGGTAAAGATCCATGTATCACATATGGTAAACAGATTGATCCAGACTGTCAGGTTGACGAAGGTAAAAAGATAAAGAAGAAAGAAAAATCAGTTCAACATGCAACTGATGTACCTAACTTTCCACAAGATCAGGTAAGTGAAGGTGCAGCTTGGACAAGAAAAGCGGGCAAAAATAAAGAAGGTGGTTTAAATGAGAAAGGGAGAAAGTCTTACGAACGTGAGAATCCTGGTTCTGACTTAAAAGCACCAAGCAAGAAGAAAGGTAATAAGCGAAGAGCAAGTTTTTGTGCTAGAATGAAGGGTATGAAGAAAAAACTGACAAGTGCTAAGACTGCTAGGGATCCTGACAGTCGTATAAACAAGTCACTTCGTGCTTGGAACTGTTAATTATAGGAGACTAAATATGTCTAGAGTTCAAGAATTGCAAGCAGAACTTAGAGTTCTGGAAGCATTCAGAGAAACAACTCGTGCAACTATTCTACGCTCTATGCTAGAATACGAAATCAAAGCAGAGGAGAAGTCTCATGTCAATGGTATCGGAAGATCTTCTAGATCTTGATTGGAAAGATTACGAAGGTGTGATAGGACAAGATCCTATGTCACACAAATTTCAAGTGCAATTGAATCATCACATGCATTGGTTTGACACGAGAGAAGAGGCTGAATATTATTTGAAAATGAATAAAGAATGAGTCAAGACTTTTATTTGGGTAACCCTAACCTTAAGAAGGTAGGGACAGAAATACAATTTACAAAAGAGCAGATACAGGAATACCTTAAGTGTAAAGAGGATCCTGTATACTTTTCTATGAACTATATCAAGATTATATCTCTTGATGAAGGTATAGTCCCATTTAAGATGTGGGATTTTCAACAAGAACTTATAGAATCATTTCATGAGAATAGATTTAATATAGCAAAACTACCAAGACAGACTGGTAAGTCTACTACTTGTGTGTCATATCTTTTACACTATATACTTTTTAATGATAACGTTAATGTTGGTATTCTTGCTAACAAGTTATCTACTGCTAGAGATCTACTTGGTAGATTGCAACTAGCATACGAACAATTACCAATGTGGTTACAGCAAGGTATTGTCGTATATAATAAAGGAAGTATGGAGTTAGAGAATGGATCAAAGATTCTCGCTGCATCTACTTCAGCATCTGCTGTCAGAGGTATGTCGTTTAACATCATCTTCCTCGATGAGTTTGCGTTTATACCTAACCATATTGCAGAACAATTCTTTAGTTCCGTTTATCCTACTATTACTTCTGGTACATCCACAAAAGTCATCATTATTTCGACGCCAAATGGAATGAACCATTTCTATAAGTTATGGGTAGATGCACAGAAAGGTAGAAATGGATATGCGTGGTCTGAGGTTCACTGGTCAAAAGTGCCAGGTAGAGATGCGAAGTGGAAAGAACAAACTATTGCCAATACATCTGAGAGACAGTTTACTCAAGAGTTTGACTGTGAATTTCTTGGATCTGTTGATACATTAATTACAGCATCCAAACTTAGAACACTAACCTACGATGATGTTCTAACAACTAATGGATCTCTTGACATATATGAAAACCCAATGGACAATCATGATTACATCATATGTGTAGATGTATCTCGTGGTTTAGCACAAGATTATTCTGCGTTTGTAGTGATAGACATTACACACGCACCGTGGAGATTAGTAGCAAAATATAGGGATAAGAATGTCAGACCTATGTTATTCCCTAATGTTATCTACAATGTTGCAACAAATTATAATAAAGCACATGTATTAATAGAAGTAAATGATATAGGAGAAGCAGTTGCTTCAA